GTTGAGCATGACGCGCGTCGAGGTGCCATCGTCTCCGAGAATGCGCGCGATGCGTCCCGGTCGATCATAGACATGCGGAATTAGGTCGAGCACGATCTTCGCTTCCTGCGTCATCGACATCTGCGCGAAGTTCACAAGGTAGGGCGAATTGCTTTCAATGCTCTGCCCCTGGAGCGCTTCAATCGCTTTACCGGATCGATGCGCGGGCGTGTCAATGCCGAGCGCGGGCGGATGAATCGCCGTCGCCGTCTGCACGAACTGCTTGCCCATCGAGAGCAATTCCATATTCGGACCCAGACGGGACATATCCACGCGGACCCGTTCCGGCGCCGCGGCTTTCTCGCCACGGAGATTGCGGCCCGTGTGATGCAGGAGCGGCTGATTGCGAATGTTGGAATACAGGTAGTCCGCTGCATACCCTTCCGTGACGCCTTCCTCGGCCATCCACGGCGCTTTCGGCTCGAGCGCCGCCATTTCGATCGCGCCAGAGGCCGCGTAGTTCGTGAGCCGTGCGCCGCCTTTCGCGGGCGCGATCATGCCGAACCATTGCCGCACCATCCCATCGCCGGTATCGAACGGCTGCAACTCTTTGCCGATCGTGCGGACCATCGGAATCAGTTTCCCGAGCCACGGTTCTGATTCGAGTTTCTCATGCGCGTCGATCGTGCAATGGTGGACGGTGGATGTGGTCTGTTCGATATCCTTCGCGTCTCCCTTGTAAGTTTTTCCGCTGACTTGTTTGGTGTCGTGTTCCAGATAGAACGCTTCCACGATGCGGATGGTGCGTGACGCTTCATCGTCGCCGCCGATCCAGCCCGCCTTTTCGCTGCCGAGCCGCTGAAGTTCGCCGTCAGACATACTCGCGACAGTCGAGTCCTTATAGCGCCGCTTGTAGCTCTCAATCGGCACATCTTCGACAATCAGCCACCATTGCGCGTCGGAGTCGTCTGGCTCTTGCGCGAACGGATCGGAATACACCGCGCTTTGATACAAGATCCGCATGATCGTGATCTTCATATCGCCAGGTGTATCGGAATCTGGATCGGGCACGACGAAGACGCGATAGCAGCCGCGTCCCGCCTTCACGGCGCGATCGTAGGACCAGCCCCGCGCGAGATTGGCGCGCGAGTCCACTTCAATCCGGCGATACAAGCCTTGGAGAATTTTCGCGGTGTCGTCGTTGGCGTCTTCCGTGAGCGGATGAATCTGCACGCCGAGATGCGCCTTGTCGAATTGGGATGTGACGAGCGCAATCGGTTCCTCGAGCGTGGCAACAGAAATCATCGGCCGTGGCGGCACGACGACACCATTCGCCATCGTATACGGCCCGCGCATCTTCGCGGCGTCCGCGTCCCACTGACCTTCAGGCGTCTGGAAGGATAAATCTTCCTGCTCGCGCTTCAATTGTTTTTCTGTGGCCGCTTCCGCGACATCGAGCCACTTGATGATGCGCTTGACAATCGCGTCGTCAGCCGTTGATGTGTCAGCCATTCTTCAGTAACTCGTGTTCGTAAAACTTCATCACATCCGCGTGTTTGAATTTCAGCGACACTTCATCGTGCCAGACGTGTTCATGGTGCTTCGGATCACGATCATGCGCGAGCGAGCGTAAGCGATACGCCGTCATCAGCCATTGAAACGATTCAGCGGTGAGGCCCGAGAGTTTCGCTTGCTGATATTGCGTATGCGCCGATCGGGAGAGGAGCAGGAGTGTCGGGAGGTCTGTATCGTTGGTATCGAGATTGGCGAGCACAGCAGCGGCAGCAGTGGTCATTAGCGGGAGAGGTCAATCGTGCGCTTGTCTTCGCGTGTTTGCCAACTCAGGCCGCACGCGCATTCGTGCAGGTCAGTGAAGGCGTTATAGCGCCAGACGTGTCGGTGCGGGCGCAAATCAACCATGTCGGAAATGTGCCGGGAGTTTACCACATCCGGCTGAGGTTTCGGTTCAGAATCCCATCCAGCTATTCGCGCCATAGGACATCCCCGGACTGTTTGCCGCCTTCTGCCGTGCGAGCTGTCGCCGTCGGTCGATTTCTTCCTCCGTCTGCCGGTCAGCGGTGAAGTTCAATTCGATGTTCTCGACGCAGCGCATGGCGTTGGCGAATTTGTCATCGTCGCGCGCAATGCGGACGGTCGCGTTACTCACGCTTTTTAAGTGATCGTCCCACACGTAACCGCCTTCGAGCGCGAAGTGCAGAAACGGATATTCCTTGATGCCCTCCGTCGTGGCTTTGAGCCAGTGCGTGGCATCGCTGTTCACGGCTAAGAGTTCTTCGCCCTTCGTGTTCCGCCGCCGCAAGTAGCCCGCGATGTTTTCGATCATGGCGAGCCGCACATCGGGCGCGTTCGCATTATCGCGCCACGTCAGCTTGACGCCAGCCTTGCGGAGAATGTTCAGGATGGTAAAGCGTTGCCGCTGGCTTTCCACCTTGTCGCCCATCGGTCCAGCGCAGCTCTGGATCTTGGCGAGCGGTAGCCACTCGTGGCGATAGCGCTGCACGATGGGCAGAAAATCTTGCAGCATCATGCCTTCGCCGATGATGCCGCCGATGATCGCCAGTCCGCCCGCATACAGCGGCTGCGCGCACACCCAGCACGGATTGTGTTTCCCGAATTCATACCCTTCGTAGACGACTTCGGTCTGGCGATACACGACCGGCCGATGATGCAAGTCTTTGCGGTAGATGCCTTCGTAAATCGGATCGCCCGTGATGTTCGGGCCGCGCTGACCCATGACCATCGTCAAATGTTTCGGATGGCCTTCCGGATATTGACGGAGCAAGCTCTCGACGGATTCGTGCGGGAGATGTTTGTTGTCGAAAATCGACAAGGAATACAGCTTGCGTCCCTTGACGTGGTTGTCGGTCGGAAATTCTTTCGACAGCCAGAAGTCTTCATCGTCCGGATTCGCGACGAACGTGAGCTGGAACGGATAGCGCGTCTGGTTCATCGTGGCTTTGAGGTCTGGCCGCAACCGGCCGCGCAATTCGCCAGCGACGGCTCGCGCCATTTCTTCAACCTGATCGCCAGCCAAGCGCGAGACGCCTAAGCCGCGAATCTTGTTGAATTGCTCCACGATGCTGACGGCTTTCAGCCCGAACATATACGCAAGCGATCCATTCGAGAATTCAAAGCGCTTTTTCTTGTCGTCCCACGCGCGATCGATGCCGCGAATGTCAAGGATGTCCTCAAAGGCTGGTCGCAGCTTCGTCTGCACGGCATCGTCAGCCCAACGGAACAACAGGATGGGAATGCCAGGCCACTTCAGGAGCGCGTCAATCTCCTTGTCGAGCATGACCGTCGTCTTGGCGCAATTCAGCGAGCCTTCGATCAACAACTCGGGCGTTTTCCAGTCCGCCTTGATGGCGAGATGTTTCGGCATGTCGAGCCAATCAAGTTCCACGCGCCGAGTCTACGCCTCTTGACGCGAAAGGACAACAGTGTTAACCTTTTGGACAAATGGGACGACATACAGATCCACGGGTGGTGCTCGAGGCGTTTATCAAACGCGCCGGCAGTCAACGGAAGGCCGCAGATGCGCTGGGCATCGACCACGGCTACATCAGTCGTGTGCGCCGTGGGCGCAAACCGTTCTCAAACAAGTTGCTTGAAGAGCTTGGCCTGCGCCGGGCAATTGTGGTGGCCCGATGACGTGGTTCTGGATGAGCGCGGCCTTTGGATTCGTCGCCCTCGTGTTTCTAGTCGGCCTCTGCCTAGGTATGGTCATCGCGTTTGTCGCCGTCAAGGGCGAACAGGATGCGGTGACTCGTGGCTGACGTGATCGATCCGCTTGACATGATTTCGCATTCGGTGCATTTGGCCGTGGCGGATTTCGTCATCCAAGTGCAACAGGCTGAAACCCGAAATGAAGTGCTGCGCGTCTACGAGCGGATTGCGGAAGTCATGGCGTCGTTGGATGCTGTCGAGAGCATCAGTCTGGAGAAAGCGGAACGGATGCGTTGAGGTTCGTATGCAGACGGGTGTCTACGCGATCAATGCGGTTGACATCGTGCCCACGCGGAATAGTGCGTTCATTCGCTATGAAATCATCGTCACGAAACCTAATGACCCCGCGTTCGGCGCCGTGTTCCATACGCTTGAGAATTGGGCGGCCACGCTCTGCAAGCAAGCGCGCGACCGCAAGCGTCTACTGAAGATTGGCACCGTTGAAACGAAGTTCGGCCCGAAGATTATTTCGATAGAGCCTTTATGACTGAGCCTGGTTTCATCATCGCACGCATTGGGACGCTGACCAGCTATCTGGAATTCAATCCGTATCTGGAAAGCTTTGATTGGTATGCCTGCACGCTGGGACATGCCACGGTGTTGACGGAAGCGGACGCGCTGGCACTCGCCGCCAGCGTGGAATATGCCGAGGTCATTCCGGACCCGCTCAAGCGGCGGCCGGTCAGGTTGGTCGGCGGTCGTGTGTTGGGGAACAGCGGACCAGCGTCCGTTCCTGGCAGCCGTTCATCGCGGACCGCGGCCCAGGACACGATCGCCGCACCACTCGATGAAACATAAACATGGCGATTGGATTCGGCATCGCCCAGCCCAAACCTGAACCGCGCAAGCGTGCGAAAGGGCGACAGGATCGAGCCGACGCGAAGATTCGTGGATTGGTCCGGTCTGAAGTCCTCGCACGATCCGGCAATTTCTGTGAGCGTTGCCACATCTGGCTCGCTGATGCCGGTCATGCGCATCATCGGATTCCGCGGAGCCGTGGCGGTCATTGGACCGTGGCGAATATTGAAATGCTCTGCCCGACCTGCCACTTGGACGCACACTTGAGCAACAAGCTATGAAACACCTCCGCTGGATTTATCACTGGTTCCTCTGCACGCGCCATGATGTGTTTCTGTCTGGGGCGTGGGTGCGCGAACAGCGGCGGAAATGATTGCGCGGTTGCCGTGCGAACGCACTGGCTTCCGATTCGTGCGGAGTCATTTGCCGCCAAGATCATGCTACGACGAATTTCCGCATTTGTGCCCAGGTGACGGTTGCGCGATTGAACGCTGGCAGACTTTCAGAAATTTCATAACTGACTACAATGGACCACGAAGACACGATCCGGACGCTCTCGAACAAACAGAAGTTGCTGGCGGCGTTGAAGCGGCGCGGACGGTTGACGAACCATGAAGCGCGCCACATCGGCGGGGCTCGAGCGATGGGCCGGATTCACGAGCTGCAACAATCTGGCGAGCCGATCACGGTGCGGAAGCTGAAAGGCGCGACGTGGGAAATTAGGTTTGCGCAGCCGGCGTTAGGCCCTGACTCCACGACGGACCACTTGCTGGATTCGACGCGCAGCCAACTCGGCTTGTTCTAGTGCGTCGTATCCTTGTAAGGCATCCATTCCGCTAGCGCGCGCCTCAGCGCCCCGCGTGTCCGATGTGGTGATGCTCTCACGATAGGTGTGAATCCCCTAAGTTCAATCTTGTTTCGCTCAATACGCGCCGGCAAATCAGGTGGAGCTGGCCCAGCGCAGCATTGCCCACGTATCCGATTCTTTTTAATACCGACGATTATCGTGAGACGAATCGGCACGTCCTTATCGATAAACGCTCCGCAGTAGCCGCAGAGACACGCCACGATAGCGCGGGTCCATTGTTCCATGTTCAATCTCCTGTTGATGTCTCAGATACCAGGCGATGTTTTCAATGCAGATTTCATCGTTGGGACACATCGGCGTGTGCGGGCAAATGTCTCCACGTGATCCGACTCGCGCATGACCACGACGACGGAGGTCTACGGCGCGTTCCAGTTCCCATTCTTCAAATGGTGGCTCGTCTTCCGCCATGTCGTAGATCACGCTACCTGATTCTGGGGGTATGCTTTCGGCGTTCGCTTTCTTCATGAAGCCTCCGGACGATTTTTTTGATCGGTGGTTCTGAATCTTTGATGTGTCCGTTGCCGTTTTTTTTGCTTAACGAAGAAGCAAGAGATTTACTAATTAACTGGTTCTTCAAGTTAGATACGGGATCGGGATCGGGATCGGGAGCAGGCGTGACTCTACCGTTAATAACGGCGTTACGATGTTTCATCTGCCGTAACTTGTTCTGCTGACGCTCTTTAATGATTTGCTCCCGAGACGGTTGATATATAAGAAAATCGTGAATCCAGTAGCCTTGGACCTTCCCGTTGACGCCTTTCTCCCAAACGCCGGCATCACATAAAAGATCCGCCAAATCTGCAGCCGTGTCGCTGATTTGCGCGGCCCCGATCAGTCGTTCTACTTGGTTGGCCGCGATGAATCCATCCGTCATCAAACGATTACAGTAGCAGAGCGCGACCACATGCATCCATGCGGCGGCGGGTCCAGCAGCTACGATTTTAGGATGGTCTGGAAAGTGATCATCAAGTCGAACCCAGGGCGTAAGGCACCTCTCATACAGGAGCAACACGGGGGTAAAAGCGCCGGGGCTTCGCGCCTGGTATGAGCAGCCGTGAACGAGGGGTGTGAGGCGGTGTTGCCGGCAACCCGCCCCGGCGTGCCGACTGTAAGCCGTCGAACAGTCAAAGTCAAGCATTGACTCATTGCCAGTAAGTATATATGCTTGCCGCCAATGAAGAAGTCTGTCGCCCAGATACGCAAGATGATCGTGACGGAATTAGCGCGATCTGGTGGCCACGCCAGAGCTAAAGCGCTCACGCGCAAGGAACGTGTTGCGATCGGTAAAATGGGCGCACGCGCCCGCTGGCGTAAACGGAAGGTGGCATAGTTGGCGACTCGAGGATTCGAGAACGTCAAACCCTCAGACTTGAAGAATCTGGGACGTGGCCGCGCCAACGTGCCCGCCACACCCTCGAAATATCGGAACGTCAAGACGGTCATCGATGGGCTGAAGTTCGACAGCAAGCGGGAAGCGGCCATCTACGCAGAATTACGGATGCGCGAAAAGGCGGGCGAGATTCGGAATCTGCTGTGCCAAGTGCGGATGCCGCTCTTTGCGCCGGATTTGGCGTGTGTCGGAGAAGGCCCCTTTGATGTTGCGACGGTGCCGGCGCTGGTTGTCGTGGCCGACTACATCGCAGATTTCACGTTTCTTGAGCTGCACGAAGGCGACTGGCGCAAGGTCATCGCGGATGCCAAGGGCGGGCGGAATACGCAAATGTTCACCCTGAAGAAAAAATGGCTGGAGCTTCAGCAGGGGATTGAGATTCGTGAAATCCGTTGAGAGTTGGGCCATGACTGACACCCCACAGGGACGCGACGACAGAAGAAAAGGCACGAAAACAAACGAAGATTTAGCGCGCGCGTGGTCAATGGAACACTACTCGTGAGGACAGGATGTTCGTGCCAGAACGTCGATCATCCGATGTGGTGCGAGAAATGTCAGCAGCGCATCGCGTATATCCGGACGGTGTTTGCGCGCATTCGCGCGGAAGCGGCGAGTTGTCCGAAATGCGGAGCGAATCGTATAACGCTCACGGGTTGCGAGAACTGCCGAGAGGATGCCTCTCCGCGATGATCGTGCTGGTTTCCGGAGCAACGGGCTATCCGCGCGATGCCGATGTGGGGCATCTGGTGGTCCCGAAGCAATGGAACGATCCGGCGACGTTGGACCTTCAGCCAGGACGCTGGGCGATGGACAACGGCGCGTTCTCAGGCTTCGATGCGGGGGCGTTCGTGCGAATGCTGGAAGCCTACGCGCCGTATCGCGGCGAGTTGTTCGTCACAGCTCCGGATGTGGTGGCTGACGCAGCGGCGACGCGGGCGCTCTGGCCGTTCTGGAGCCTCTTGATTCGCGGGATTGGCCGTGCTCCTGCTTTCGTTGCACAGGACGGTCTGAGCCCTGAGCAGGTGCCGTGGACGGAACTCGGGGCGCTGTTCATTGGTGGCTCGACGGCCTACAAGGAAAGCGCGGACGTGCGGACGTTGTGCGGGATTGCGAAGTCCAAGGGGATCTGGGTTCACTGGGGGCGCGTGAACGGCAAGCGGCGCTATGAATTGGCGCTGAAGTCGGGCTGTGACTCGATTGACGGGACTGGGTTTTCGATGTTTCCAGACACGAACATCCCGAAGATCGCGGATTGGGAGCGGCAGATTCAGGAGCAACCGGAGTTGTTGTTGTGATTTGTCCGAATTGCCAGCACGAAGTCGTGACGCCAGTTGAGCGTCTTCGCAGGAAGCGGATCGCGGCTGGGCTGTGTCTCGATTGCGGCTATCCGTCCGGACGGTTCCAACGGTGCCGGATCTGTCGGTCGAAGAAAAACGACGCGCGCAAGTTGTCACAGTCGGTGGATGCGGTGGCTGGTCAGTCGCTGGTTACTTCGGCTTCCCCAGTTCGCGCATAGGGATTTGCATTTATGCCTGCAGACACTAGCCCACAGGGACGCGACGACAGAAGAACATGCACGACGACGAAGAAGATTTAGCGCGCGTGGTCAAGTGGGGGAGTCCCAGCGCTGACCTACCGCGTCGAAGAACAAGCTAGTTAGCAACCGCAAAGGAGAGCAGCGATGGTGAGAGCCAAAGTGACGTGCGAAGGTATCGAAGAAAACGCCGTGAAGTTTAGGACGGTCTACGAACCAGACGCATCGAAGGACACGGAGAACGCCCGATTCACGAAGGCGACACCGTGGGGCGAAATTCGCATGGGCATCGACAACCCCGCCGCGCTCTCGCAGTTTGAGCCGGGTAAGTCCTACTACGTCGATTTCTCGCCAGCGGAGTAGCGGGATGTTTCACGTTCCAGAAACGGCGCGCGATAAAGAGCATCCCATTCTCGGAACCTCCGCCGCAGACGGCAATAACGGCGCGTTCCATTTGGACTCGCCAGAGCCGGGCTGGACGTTAGCGGTGATTGCGAGCGACGGTGAGGGGGGGGAACACGCGAGCGTCCACGCCTATCGTGTTCAGCGAATCGAGGTCGTTGGTCTACTCGGTCGCGGGTCAAAGCCCGGCGTGAAGATGCGGACGCCGACGTGGAAGGAGATGTGTTTCGTGAAGCGGCTGTTTTGGGACGGCGAGGACGAAGTGGTGCAGTTTCACCCGAAGGAAAGCGAATACGTGAACTGTCACCCGCACACACTGCATTTGTGGCGACCCATCGGCGTGTCGTTTCCGACGCCTCCGGCTGAACTAGTGGGACCGGCACCGTCCGACGACGCGGTAGCTGGTCATTCACGAGTCAGCACGGCCTGACCCTTCGCGTCTAAGGATTGTGATTTTATGCCTTTAGATTTTGGCCCACAGGGACGGCTCCGGGCGCTGGCGGAGCAACTGCAAACCGAAATGCTGTCGGCGATCCCGAGCGACGGGTTTCTCGTCAACAGCCGAGAGGTTCGCCGCTGGATAAAGCAACTAGACGAACTCTTCGCCGCCCTCGACGCGGACGCGGACGCCCGACAGGAGCCGTGGGAACAGCGAGCGCGTGAACTTCTCTGGAAGGGTCACGGTTGCCCGGTTCATTTGCTCTACGGCGATGACGGCGAGATGCAATGCAGTAATTCGGCGCGGCATCGGTCGTGGGACTTCAAGCGGACGCCGTGGGACGAACTAACACAGCAGGTGTTCATGCTTCGCGTGACTGAATCTCAGGCGGACGCGGACGCGGACGCCCGACAGCAGCACGCAAACGTCAGCGGACCTGTTCGCAATGCCTCAGAGCAGGGAAAGGCGCGACAGGCCGGAGAGACGGCCCCCATCGAAATTGATTCGATTTGGAAAGACAAGGGCGATCGTCTCGTGAGAATCGTCACGGTGCAGCCCACAGGGATCGGCTATCGCAATACGGAGACTGGGCGATTAGCGTATTCGCTGCCCGCACGGTTCCTCGTAGCATTTGAACCTGTCGCGGACGCCGACGCCCTCGCACGGCGACCGGCAGAGACAGGGGAGCCGCCACGGCGCTGAATGGAACTGCGCCCGATTAGCATCAAGGCCGCGATGCGGATTGTCGATGAATGGCACCGGCATTTAGAGCGGCCTCAAGGGGCACGGTTCGCGATCAGCGCGTGGCACGACGGCAAGCTCGTGGGCGTGGCGCTGGTGGGTAATCCACAGGCGCGGATGTCAGCTCGCCACTGGGAGAACGCGGAAGTGATCCGCGTGGCGACGGACGGCACGGACAACGCTTGTTCGTTTCTCTACGGGAAGGCGAAGCACGCAGCGAACGCACTCGGGTTCAGACGGGTGCTTACGAAGACGCTACCGGAAGAATCAGGCGCAAGTCTCAGAGCGGTGCAGGCGACGAAGCTCGGACTTTCAAGGGGCGGGACATGGGATCGCGTGAATCGACGGCGAAGGCAGACGGCTCCGACCTGCCAGAAATTGCAATGGGAATTGTAGCGGCGGACGCGGACGCCCTCGCACGGCGACTGGAGACGCACCAAGAGCACGAAAAAGACGATTTGTCGCGCGTGGACGGCGTTTCCAAGTGAGCGACATGGGGATCTACCGCGAACATCGCAACGAGGTTGACAGTGACAACGAAACGAAAAGGCTGCGCGCTCCGACCCGACGCACAAGCGTTCGATGAAATCCGCATTATCACCGTGCCGCGCTACAAGCAATCGGGCCTCAGCGGTGACGAATGGCGGATTCACGCCGAAGCGCAATTCTTCCGCAAGGGGAAGCTGATTTTCTCGGAAGGCGCGAGCAACATGGAACACGCGGCCGGGTTGCTCTATAGCTGGTATCTCCACGCACAAGCTGACGGCAAGGCGTATTTCGCGGGCGACGGCGTGACGTGCGATCAGGAAGGGTGTCACGAACCCGTGACGGTGCGTTATCGACGCTTGTTCGACTATTGCCGCAGCGGGCACAAGACGGAAGTTACCGACATCGCTCGGTATCGGCACTTCTGCGAGAAACACAAAACGCGCGGCGATTGCGCGCTCGATGACGCGGATCTGAACTATGTCGAGGAACCAAATGACCACGGCTGAACGAGAGTTGTTGATTTTCTTGGCGATGAACCTGTGGGCAGACCTCGATGATTGTGCAAATGTCCCGCCACGGTCTACGCGCGCCTATCGGGTGACGGAGTTACTCGCGGCATTGAAGAAAGAAATGGCTGGCGGGACGCCCCAGGAGCCCACGCCGTGAGCCCGCGCACCATCATTGCCTCAATATCTGCGATTTTTCTGAGTCGGGGTCTACACCTCAGTGGGCTTACATGGGAAGCCTCGTTTTGTATCGCGATGGCGTTTCTTGGTGCCTTGATGCTGTTGACGGATGAGAAGCCATGAGGCGTATTGGGCTATTGCGGCGACGACTACGAGCCGATATATCGGATATGGGAAGCAAAGCAATGAACCTCGCGCGGATGAAAGTCACGCCCATCTGTCCACGCTGCGGCTGTGAAGTGGCGTGGGCACGCCGGCCGGATTTCAAGAATCCAGACGAGTTAGTGCCAGTGCGCTGTGAACCGCGTTGCGGCTGGGAAGGCGTCACGCGCGTCACCGTCGAACAGCCCAAAATCACGATCGAAGTAAAGCTGGCATCACTCGCCATACTCGCCATTTTGGCTGTCTCCTGCGGTGGACATTCGCCCGTTCAGCCCAGCCCAGGAACGCCCCTCACGCCGGTTCCGGTCACGATGACAGCATTGGCCGGCACGGTCACGACCACGAATGGCGGTCAGGCCGTGTCAGGCGCCTCTGTGGACGCATTGGGCGCCGCGAGTGTCCAAACGGACCCTGCCGGGAGATTTCTCGTCTCCGTGGCGCCTACGCTGTCTGTGGCCCTCTCGCTGCACGGTCCCAACATCGTCAGTCGGGTCGTCTACGTCAATGCCTTGACGCCTCACAGCGTGCAACTAGATGCGATTAGCCTGACCGGCTTCGATTTGTCCCAATATCGGGCACTGGTCAGAAACGGCTACGAAGCGCCGAACAAACTCGAGCCGCTCCGCCGTTGGACCGTCACGCCCAACATCTACCTGAAAACCGTCGATGAAGCCGGCGAAGCGATTCACGGCCCGACGCTCGACCTCATCGAAGCCACGATCCGCACGAGTATTCCGCAATGGACCGGCGGCGTGCTCCATACGCCGACCATCGAGCGCGGCACGGGCTCTCGAGAAGGCGTCTCCGGTTGGATTACGGTCAAGTTCCCAGCCACAAATACGTTGACAGGCACTGGCGTGTGTGGTAGGTCGCAAACGGCGACGAATGGCGGCTGGATTGAGCTGGGGTATCACGTGCCTGCGTCATCCGGTCTGAATTGTCTCGTGCCTGGAGCCGTGATTGCGCCGCGTGTCGTGCGTCATGAATTGGGTCATGCGTTGGGCTTCTGGCACACCGCGAACCCATCTGATTTGATGCACAACGGCAATTGGGATTTGAGCCAAGCGAATATGGAACCGACCGCAAGCGAACTCGCGCTGGCGTGGATTGCGTATCACCGGCCCGTCGGAAATGTGGACCCAGATAGTGATGCGATCGGAACCATTCAATGATGAATTACGCTGATTTTCTCGCACGCAAAGCGAAAGTGTTTCACGGGTCAGGGATTGACGCGCGGGAGTTGCCGGCGAAGCTCTATGACTGGCAAGCGGCAATTACGCGATGGGCGCTGAGAAAAGGCCGCGCCGCGCTCTTCGAGGATTGCGGCCTCGGGAAAACCTTTCAGCAAGTGGCGTGGGCGAGCGCGATTGGCGAACGGACGCTGTTTCTCGCGCCGTTGTGCGTCGCGGAGCAGACGGTATGGGAAGCCGCGAAGCTTAACGTAGACGTGCGCTATTGTCAAAATCAGGAGCACGCCGACAAAGCCGATACGCCGTTCATCATCACAAATTACGAACGGCTCGACGCCTTCGACGCCGACCGCTACAAAGCCGTCGTGTTGGACGAATCGAGCATCCTGAAAGCATTCGACGGGAAGACGCGGACGAAACTGATCCAGACATTCAAGCGCACGCCGTATCGTCTGTGCTGCACGGCCACGCCCTCACCGAATGACATCGCGGAACTCGCCAATCACGCGGAGTTTCTCGGGCTGATGACGCGCCAAGAATTTCTGGCGACGTGGTTCGTGCATGATGATCAAGGCTGGCGCATGAAACGCCACGCGGTGCAGCCGTTCTATCGGTGGCTCGCGTCCTGGGCGATAGCGATTCGCAGGCCGTCCGATTTGGGCTACTCCGATGATGGCTTCACGCTGCCGGCGCTCACGATTACCGATTCTATCGTCGCGTCAGAAAATACGAGCGGCTCGCTCTTTCCAGAATTGAGTCTCGCGGGCATTCAAGGCCGTATGGCGGCGCGTCGTGGCTCGCTCGAGCCGCGGATTGACGTGGCCGTGGAACTCGCACAGTCGAATCGATCGCAATGGCTATTCTGGTGCGGCTTGAATCCAGAATCAGACGCACTGGCAGAGGCCATTCCTGATGCCGTGAACGTGCAAGGGTCTGACAGTTACGGCGTGAAGCGCGATGCCGTCGAAGCGTTCGTGCATGGTGACATCCGCGTTCTAATCAGCAAGGTCCGCATTTTGGGCTTCGGCCTCAATCTGCAACAGTGCTCGCATATGGGCTTTGTCGGCATTGGCGATTCTTACGAACAGTATTACCAGGCGATCCGGCGCTGCTGGCGCTTCGGCCAAAAATCGGAAGTGTTCGCGCATGTCATCGTCAGCGATGCGGAACGCGCGGTTGTCGAGAACGTGCGAAAGAAAGAGGCCGTGGCCGATGCGTTGAGCCGCGACCTGATAGCCCACATGCAGGATTTCGAGCGAAAGGAGCTGGTTGCATGACCGAATCCGGACAAGGCTGGACGCTCGTCAACGGTGATTGCATCGAGGAGTTGGCGAAGCTCGAAGAATCGAGCGCAGACCTCAGCGTTTACAGCCCGCCGTTCTCGAGCTTGTTCACGTATTCAGCCAGCGACCGCGACATCGGGAATTGCTCCAGTCACGAAGAATTTCTGGAACATCTCGGCTACATGATCGATGCGCTCTTGCGCGTGACGAAGCGGTAACAATATACTTGACAGACCAAGCCTGAACCGGTGTAGGGCGACGATCCGGCCGGTTACGCGGCGATGTAGTCGATTGCTTCGTCAACGGCGCGCCTGCTCAAGCCATAGTCAGCAGCGATCACATTCGTGCTTTCTCCGGCTTTCTTCCGCTCATATAGCACTTCAACCAAAATGCCGGTGCCTGACATCACGGGTTGTCCACCGGATATGTCAAAGTCCAACATCACTCGTCTGTGCTCATTCCGACGCATCGGAAAGAATCTCAAGATCCGATCAGACGCATCTCGTTGAATGCGCTCAAGGTAATCGTCAAAGATGTCGCCTAACATACGTTGCCCTTCGCGCGGGCGCGATGCAGATACTTTTTCGTTTAAGAACTCAACGACGACGGTTTTTCCAAACCGATGGAATTTGCCGGTCAGTAGAGGGTGCGGTGACGGGTCAGATTTGGCCCACAGATCGATTGCTGCTCGGACATCAGCTCGTGGAATGTGAAACTGTCGGGTCGCCTCCAAGATGTGCGCCTCTGCGATATTTGCAAAAGACAGTAAACCTGCTCGTTCGTCTGCGGGAATGATCAGCGGTTGCGAACGGCGCTTCCCACCGGCCGCCGGATAGTCGCGTCCGTAGACCCACTTGCGAAGTGTGGACACTGGAACACCCACCCATCGGGCCGCCTCAGCGACACCATAAAGAGGGATTTCGAGTGGGTCGAATCGTTTCATTGGGTTCGGTTCAGAGTGACGAGCGCGGAACGCGACAATGGTCATTATGGCCTCTCGGTGCTACACTTCCCCCGAGAGGTCGCAAGGAAACGGGCTGCCACCCAAAACCAAAGCGACCAAATCGCCGCGTTTTTTCTACCCGAGTCTACTCCCTAGCTCTCCGCTTGCCGCGCCGCTGTCGAGCGGCTTCCATCTCAGTTAAGGTTCGTCGCGTCTGCTGCCTTGCCAATCAACTCCGAGTAGGTCAATCGGCGTCCGACGATCTGCGCCGTCGCGACGCGGAAGGTCACACGCCGCGCAATCTCGCGGAGGCGCTGATCGTCGAAGCCGGGGAACTGCTGCAATGTTTTCTGTGGGATGGCGCTTTCGGCAAGCCGAGAGGAAACCCCACGGAAGAACTCGCAGACGTGCTGATTTACGCGCTGAATCTCGCATCGGCATTGGGCGTTGATCCCGAAGCCATCATCCGAGACAAGATCGCCGCGAATGCGGTGAAGTATCCTCCAGTCGTCAGCGCCTAAGGACTTCGCGGACAATCCCGTTCGTGGAGTGGCGCGAGAAGCCGTGCGGCCCTGAGCGGTGACGTTCATCAGGGCGT